CTATGAATCAGACTTTCAGACAAGACGAGCATTGGTCTGGACACTGAACTTTACAATGAAGGCATTCTTCTATGGGCCAGTGACAGAGAAGAAGAGAATCAAGTTTGTTGACGTTGACTTATATCCATCACTAGTAGATAGTGAGGGTGGGGAGCAAATAACTGTTCAGGTTGAGACTATACCTGTGACAGCAACTGCTAGTTCTACTGTACTGGAATCTGGTAAACAATACAAGATATATGATTTTGGAACCAGTACTCAAGCCGATTGGAATACATATCTTACTGGATCATCCCTTACAGGAAACGTATATAAACTTGGTGACATATTCACAGCGAATGGTAATTCCATACCATCTTTTTCTCAAGTAACTCCGGTTCCAACCAACGGAGAAGAGTGGGAGTATATTGTGCAGATAGTAGACGGAGATGGAACAGAGGACGGAAGTTAATATTATGATTGATGAGATAGGTAAAAGTTTAGGACTTGAGCCTCTGGATGATGTAGTTGAAGGGAAAGTAATTGAACGAGTAGAAGTTCCCACTGACAACAAGATAGACAAAGATTATGAATATGCTAGAAGCAACTTTTATAACGTAATCGAGTCTGGAACAGAGGCGTTAGAGCAGATGCTCGACGTGGCAAAGGCATCCGAGCACCCAAGAGCATATGAGGTTGTTTCAACAATCATGAAGACGCTTGTTGACGCAAACAAAGACCTCGTTAAGATGTCTACAGATAAAATCAAAGCTGAATCTGAGATTGGTGATGGAGAAGTACCTAAAGGCTTAACGACGAATAATAATCTATTCGTAGGCTCTACGAACGAGCTACAGCAACTGATAAAGGACATGAAAACTAAAGATGTCTAAGTTGCTAGAACGAGGCTATAACGGTAACGCCAACCTAAAGAGAAAGGGTACTCCTATTGAGTTTACTCAGGATATGGTTGGAGAGTTCATTAAATGCGCTCAAGATCCAGTATACTTCTCAGAGAAATACATTCAAATTGTACACGTTGACCACGGTCTTATTCCAATCAAGATGTACGATTATCAGAAAGAGATTGTCGAAAAGATAACCAATAATCGAAGAGTGGCTGTAGTAACCTCACGACAAGCAGGTAAGACTACAACTGCGGTTGCAGTTATATTACACTACGTATTATTCAACGACCACAAGACTTGTGCTCTACTCGCCAACAAAGGCGATGCTGCTCGTGAGATTCTAGATCGAATCAAGATAGCATATGAAGCATTGCCTAAGTGGTTACAACAGGGCGTGATCGAATGGAACAAAGGTTCTGTTGAGTTTGAAAATGGTTGTAAGATTATAGCTGGCTCAACGTCATCAAGTGCCATTCGTGGTAAATCTATATCATTCCTATACATAGATGAAACAGCTTTTGTTGAGAACTGGGACGAGTTCTTTGCTTCAGTATTCCCAACAATATCATCTGGTAAAACTACAAAGATGTTGTACACATCTACACCAAACGGTCTGAATCACTTCTATAAGACTTGCATAGGTGCTAAAGAAGATACTAATGGCTTTGAGTATGTTGAAGTTCCTTGGCAAAGAGTGCCTGGTCGTGACGAGAAGTGGAGAAAAGACACACTTGCCGCAATGGAAGGCGATACACAGAAGTTCTCACAAGAATTTGAGTGTGGATTTCTAGGATCATCAGGTACACTTATCGAGGGAGGAAAGCTAAAGAGCTTAGTGGCTAGAAATCCTATTGCTCAAACACAGCATATGAAAGTGTATGAAAGGCCAGTGAAAGATCACACATACTGCTGTATCGTAGATGTCGCCAGAGGCAAAGGATTAGATTACTCAGCATTTCAGATTATCGATGTTACAGAGATGCCGTATAGGCAGGTTTGTGTATTTAAAGATAATACGATAACTCCTATCGACTACGCTGAAATCATATATAGAAGTATAAAGAGTTATAATGAGGCTTACACATTAGTGGAAGTCAATGATATAGGTGAGCAAGTCTCAGAAGTATTGCATTATGAATTTGAGGTAGAGACACTCATGTTCACAGAATCAGCGGGTAGATCAGGTAAAAGAATATCTACAGGATTCTCAAAGAAAGCAGATAAAGGTATTCGAACAACAAAGGCAGTCAAGGCAGTCGGATGCAATATGCTCAAGATGTTAGTTGAACAAGATCAACTGATATTGAACGACTTTGACACAATAAATGAACTATCTACATTTTCTAGAAAGGGAAACTCATACGAAGCAGAGTCTGGATGTCACGACGATTTAGTTATGGGATTAGTGCTATTTGCTTGGATGACAGATCAAATGTTCTTCAAAGAAATCACTAACATAAACACAGTAAATGCGCTCAGACAGAGAAATGAAGAGGAGCTGGCTGAAAGTATGATGCCCATCGGATTCAACGCATATGACACAGATACAGCCTCTCCTACACTGACCTCGGTATCGGATGACGATAATAGCTGGCTTCAATAGCTAAGTTCTGTTTATTATAAATATAGAAATAGAAAATAAAAGAAGTTTGTAACTTACAAAATTAACAAGGAGAAATCAACAATGGCCTTTCAAACAAGTCCAGGTATTAACGTAAGCGAAATCGATCTTACAAATAGCACTCCAGCTGTTGGAACAACCGAAGGCGCAATCGCAGGCGTATTTCGATGGGGTCCTACAAACGAGAGAGTTTTAATCACTTCAGAGCAAGAGCTAGTTAGTCGTTTTGGTGCACCATCAACTAGGTACACTAACTCGCCAACTAACACACTAACATGGACAAACCATGAAACATTTTTAACTGCCGCTAACTTCTTAGGATATAGTGATGCACTTTATGTGGTTCGTGCAGACGCCGCCGGCTTAGTAGCAGCTACCGAATCATTCGAAAACTTTACAGCGAAGTATAAGGGCGAGCTAGGTAACTCAATAGCAGTGTCTCACTGTGTTACCGATGCTAATGGCGTCAGTTCATTTGATGCAGCGGCATCTGTAGGTACATTAGCAATTGCTTCCAGTAGCGCATCAGGAGTAATCAACGGATTAACTAAGACGGAAGCAGACGCAATTTTAGTAGGAGATTCTATTACTCCCACTCATGCCACATCAAACAAGCAGCGTCTTACGATTTCCACAGTATCGATTGGTGGAGGTGACGGCACACCAGATGCAGTTATCAATTTAGATGCAGATGTTGATCTTGATGCAACTGCGGCCTACAGTGCTTCAGGTATCATCACAGAATTAGAAGATGGTGTTACATCACTACAGTCTAGTGTTATTTCACTTGGTAGTGATAACGCTATTGAAACTGGTGATGCTGTTAAAATCGATCTTAATGGTTTTAGCACAACAACAGTAACATTTGCAGATGCAACTACAGGATCACTAGTAGACGAGCAAACTTACTTTGCAATCAGAGTAAATGACGGTACAGATACTCTTGCCGACAGGGGTAAACTACTAGATGGCGGAACTACAGGAACAATTAAATTAGCATTAACTTATGCTGATGCGATTAATCACACTGATGACGCACCTAAAAACATCAAGTTTAATGTTAAACCTACTGCTGCTGATTCTGTATATAAGCTTTACCGATACGATAAAGTATTATTAAACGTTACTTTCACTAGTAGATATACAGGTCACACCCCTCTAACTACTGTTAATGGAGCAATCACTACTCAGTGGGGCGATGCAGACTTATTTGATACTCAGCCTACTGTAGGCAAAGCTCACGTTGTAGTCAAAGACGCTGATGGTAAAATCACAGGCACAGTAGGCTCTATCATCGAAAAATTCGATGACCTTTCAATGACGCCTGGCACCAAGAGCTTTGATGGAACATCCAGCTTCATCACTGACGTACTTGAGGCATCCTCTAATTGGATTAAATTGACTGCCGTTAACTCTACGCTAACTGGATATAAATCTCAGCAGGTATTAACAGCTGGCGATGACGGTTCAGACGAAGACGATGTTACTCTAGGCGATCTGGCTACAGCATACGATCTATTCAGCGATGCGTCAGATGTAGATATCTCGTTTGTATTACAAGGTAAAGCTAAAACTCATGCTCTCGCAAACTACATTATCGATAATATCGCTGAAGTCCGTAGAGACTGTGTAGCGTTCGTATCTCCTGAATTGACTGACCTAACTCCACAAGATATCGTAGATTGGGCAGCTTCCGTAACCGCAAGCAGCTATGCTGTCTTGGATAGCGGCTACAAGTACCAATATGACAAGTATGGTGATGTATATCGTTGGGTTCCATTGAATGGCGACATCGCTGGACTATGTGCTAGAACAGACGATCTAAGAGATCCTTGGTTCTCTCCTGCTGGATACAATCGAGGCAACGTTAAGAATGTTGTTAAGCTACGAGTCAATCCTAACAAAGCTCAAAGAGACTTGTTGTACAAGAATGGGATTAACCCAGTTATCACTCAGCCTGGTCAAGGTACAGTGTTATTTGGCGACAAGACTTATTCGGGCGTATCAAGCGCATTTGATAGAATCAATGTTCGTAGATTGTTCATCGTTCTTGAGAAGACTATCAGTCAAGCAGCTAAATCAACATTATTTGAGTTTAACGATGAGTTCACTAGAGCTACATTTGTTAACTTAGTTGAACCGTTCCTTAGAGACGTTCAAGGTAGACGTGGCATCTATGACTTTAAAGTAGTTTGTGATACATCAAACAACACAGGTCAAGTGATTGACACTAACCAATTTGTTGGCGATATTTATATCAAGCCAGCACGTTCTATCAACTTCATCCAGTTGAACTTTGTCGCTGTTAGATCAGGCGTAGAGTTCACTGAGATCGTTGGTGCGGCTTAATAAATAATACAACAAACAAGGAGAAATAAACAATGGCTTTCAACATCAATGAAATTAAAAGCCAACTGACCTTCGGGGGTGCCAAAGCATCCCTGTTCCAAGTAGCGATTACAAATCCTATTAATGGAGCAGGCGATCTTAAAACACCGTTTATGGTGCAAGCGGCAGCGATTCCAGAAGCGACAATTGGAACAATCGAGATTCCATACTTTGGCCGTAAGGTTAAAGTTGCAGGTGACAGAACATTCGCTGAATGGACTGTAACTATCATCAATGATGAAGACTTCCTTATTCGTAATGCTATGGAAGAATGGATGTCTGCAATCAACTCTCATCAGGGTAATGTGTCTCAAGCTCTAACCGCATCTGAATATAAAGCTCAGGCGCAAATTACTCAGTACTCAAAGTCTGGTGCGGGACTAAGAACATACAACTTTAACGGGTTGTTTCCAACTAGCATAGCTGCAATCACCACAGACTGGGGCACAACTGATGACATCGAGAGATTCGACGTTACTTTCCAGTACGATTGGTGGAATGTCTCTGGTGGTATCACCGGTGACGGCGGCACAAACGTATAAACTTGATAACTATAATATGGGGAGAGTACCCCTCTCCCCTAATTAAAGGATAAACTATGGCTGAATTATTTGGATTTTCTATAAAGCGTAAAAGCTCGGAAGGGAATATTAATATTCCTTCTTTCGTGCAAGCTAATACTGACGATGGCGCTATTGATATAGCAGCTACCGGTACGGCTGCTAGTAGCTATTTAGACCTAGCAGGAACAGCACGATCAGAAGCAGAAATTGTACAGAAGTATAGGTCTATGCTAGAGCAACCAGAGATTTCGCAAGCGGTTGATGATATTGTGAACGAGGCTATCAGCATAGCGTCTGATCAAAAAGTAGTCGAATGTGTTACAGATGACGTTGATCAGCCAGATAATATTAAGAAAAGAATTAGAGAAGAGTTTGATACGGTTCTTAGACTTCTAGACTTTTCTTCTACTGGATATGATACGTTTCAAAAGTGGTATGTTGACGGAAGAATAAACTATCACGTTATGATTGATGTAAAGCAGCCCAAGAAAGGCATTCAAGAGTTGCGCTATATTGATCCAAGAAAGATTCGCAAAGTTAGAGAGTTTGATGATAAGTCCCAGACTGGCAACGGTCAAGACAACAGATTTCTGACAAAGCAGATCAAGAATGAGTACTATATCTATAGCGAAAAGGGATTCCTCAGTAACGTTAGTGGTTCTCAGTCTACACAGCAAGGAGAGTTAGCAGGACTTAAGATAGCAACAGACTCAATAGTTCACGCTAATTCCGGTCTACTGAATGAGTCTAACACACTTATCATCTCTAACTTGCATAAGGCAATGAAGCCTTTGAATCAGTTGAGAATGATGGAAGATGCTGTAGTTATCTATAGAATATCTAGAGCGCCTGAACGAAGAATTTTCTATATCGATGTAGGTAATCTGCCTAAGATGAAAGCAGAGCAATATCTACGAGATATGATGACCAAGCATAAGAATCGCTTGGTTTATGATGCCGCTACAGGTGACGTTAAAGATGATCGCAGACATATGAGTATGACTGACGATTTCTGGTTACCTAGAAGAGAGGGTGGAAAGGGTACTGAGATTACTACATTGCCCGGTGGACAGAATCTAGGTGAACTAGATGACGTACTATACTTCCAGAAGAGATTGTTTAAGTCTCTTAATGTGCCCATCTCTCGTATGGAATCAGACGCAGGATTCTCTTTAGGTAGAGCAACAGAAATATCTAGAGATGAGATTAAGTTTAGTAAGTTTATCAGTAGATTGAGATCACGATTCGCATCGCTTTTTGATAAAATTCTTGAGAAGCAATTGATACTTAAAGGAATCATTACACCTGAAGAGTGGGCGGACATTCAAGCTTCTGTCAGATATGATTTCATGCAAGACAACTACTTTGAAGAGTTAAAGGAAAGTGAAGTCTTGAGGGAAAGATTAAATCTTCTACGAGACATTGACGATTACGTTGGCAAGTACTACTCCGCAGAATGGGTAAGAAAGAATGTTCTCATGATGAACGAGGACGAGATCGAGAATATGCGGGACCAGATCCAGCAAGACGACGAAGACTCGGAAGACGCAGAAGACGACATCGCTGATGGCGAGTTCTAAGTAGCAATTATATAAAATATAAATAAACCTATAAGTAAGGAGATAGACATGAGTGTTAGTGATTTGATTAAGAGTGCGATGGATAAAGATGCAGGTACATTTGAGTCCTCGTTCAATAACATTATGGCAGATAAAATGGCAACAGCTATCGAAACAAAATATGACTCTATGTTTGGAGCTTCAGCAGAAGCAAATGTAGAAGTAGATACCGAATAACAAGGGAATAAAAATGAAATCTTTCAAGCAGTTTACAGTAGAAGCAACTAGTCGCCTCGATCAAGTGCAGGATTTAGGCGACAACTCTTCTCCAGAAAAAGAAAAGAGTTTTATTGACAAGCATCTTGTAGATATTAAACCTCTTCCAGATGGCTATGAGCAGGCAGAACCTCTTGATCTATCTGGAAATCGTTTAGCCGATTTTGAGAAAGATGGTGGTCAAGAAGTATACGAAGCAGTGGAATTCACTGAAGAAGAGATGACTGACGCACAGAAAGAGAAGCGTGAAGTGATTGTTAAAGAACTCAAAAAGAAAATGTCTGAGTTCAAAGATCGTTACGGTGATAAAGCTACTGATGTATTGTATGCGACTGCTACTAAGATGGCAATGAAAGACGACGAAGAAGAAGTCGAAGAGTCTTACAAAGAAGGCTATTACTCAGAAGGCGTTATCGCTGACTTAGAGAAGATCGTTAAGACTAAAAGCGCAGGAGATATAAAGTTCAAAAATGGCAAGAAGCAGAAGATTGATCTCTTCTCGGCATCTGCCGTAATTAATGCTTACAAGCAATTGAATACTGCTAATAAGAAGAAAGTTGAAGGTATGTTAGCTGATCAAGGCAAGTTCAAGCAGTTCATATCTTTCGCAATGCAAGCAAGCAAATAAGGAATAGATATGAGTTTACTAATCAAAGAAATCGTTGAAGACGTAGAGTATATCACAGAAGCCAAAGAAGATGGTACTAAGCAGTACTTCATCGAAGGCATCATTATGCAAGGCGACATCAAGAACCGTAATGGTCGTATGTACCCTAAAGAGATCCTTGCTAAAGAAGTTAAGAGATATAACGAAACTTACGTTGAGAAAAACAGAGCATATGGTGAGTTAGGTCACCCTGCAGGTCCAACGATTAATCTTGATCGTGTATCTCATATGTTTACAGAGTTAAGACAAGACGGTTCAAACATCGTTGGTCGTGCTAAAGTAATGGACACACCAATGGGTAAGATCGTTCAGAACATCATGGACGCAGATGGTACTTTAGGTATTTCATCTCGTGGCATGGGTTCTATCAAACAGAATAAGAGTGGTATCATGGAAGTCCAGAGTGACTTTATGTTAGCTACCGCAGGGGATATTGTAGCCGATCCATCAGCACCAGACGCTTTCGTTAAGGGAGTTATGGAAGGTGTAGATTGGATTTACGATGTAGCTTCTTCTTCATGGGAAGTGGCGAACACATTTGACGAAATCGAAGAAGAGATCAAACAGACTGCAAAAGTCTCTACAGCAGAATTAGAGATCAAAGCAGCCGCATTGTTTGAGCGATTTATTCGTTCTTTGTCTAAATAACAATTTTTATAAATAGTAATATTGACGATAATTACTTTAAAGGAGAAGTCTAAATGAGTGAAGAATTAGAAAAAGACCTAGACCTTGAGGAAGCAAAAGTAATCGATACTGATGTAAAATCAGCCGATACCGAAACTCCCGAAGGTGAAGAGGACAAAAAAGGTAAAGTCGATTCTAAAGAAAAAATTGAATCTGCTAAAAAAGATAAAAAAGAAGAGTCTGAAGAGGAAGAAGATGAAGATGAATCTGAAGACGAAAAGGGTTTGAGCGAAGCTGTAGAGCGTTTGTTTGAAGGCACCGAATTCTCTGAAGACTTCAAAACATCTGCCGTTGCAGTATTCGAAGCCGCTGTACATGAAAAAGTATTGGCCGAAACCTCTGTACTCGAAGAAAAGTTTGAAAGTGATCTTCAAGAGCAAGTTGATGTTGCCGTTGAAGAGTTAGTAGAGAAAGTGGATCAGTACCTAGACTATGTTGTTGAAAACTGGATGGCTGAAAATGATCCTGCAGTAGAAAGCAATATTAAAGTCGAAGTAGCTGAGTCTCTATTGAGTAGCATTAAAGGTCTTGTATCTGAGCATAACCTAGAAATCGATCAAGAGGCTGTAGATCATGCCGCTGAATTAGAAGTTAAGCTGGAAGAAGCTTCTATTAAGTACAATGAGCTAGTTGAGCAATTGATTGAATCAAAGGAAGCTAAGTTACAAGCTGATAATGAGATTGCATTCAAAACAGTTTCTGAGGAATTAACTGACACTCAAGCGGAAAAACTTCGTGTTCTATCAGAAGGTATTTCTTTTGAATCAACTGACGATTACAGCAAGAAGCTAGAAGCAATTAAGTCTAACTACTTCGCTGAAAGCGCACCAGTTGTAACAGAACAAGAAACTGATCTTCTACAAGAAGAGACTGCGGAAGAAGTAGCACCTGTACTGGACGCATCTATTGCAAGTTATGCTGAATCGCTTAATCGCCATAACCGCTTTGTCAAGTAACAAATTTTTATAAATAGTAAATAGTAATAAGTAAAATCTCAATTAAAGGAGAACCATAATGAGAAATGAAGAACTAATGAAGAAGTGGGCACCGATTCTAGAGCATTCCGCTCTTCCCACTATCACTGACGGACACAGAGAAGCTGTTACAGCAACTCTTTTAGAAAACACTGAGCAATCTATCAAAGAAGGCTCAAGCATGGGTGGAACTGGTGTTCTATCTGAAGCCGCACCTGCTAACAGCACTGCTTCTGCCGCTAACTACGAGCCTGTATTAATCAGTCTTGTACGCCGTGCAATGCCTAACTTGGTAGCATATGATATCGTTGGTGTTCAGCCAATGACTGGACCTACTGGTCTTATCTTCGCTATGAAGTCTAAGTATGCATCTACTGATGGTGGAGTTACTTCTGGTGACGAAGCATTGTTTGATGAAGCTAACACTTCTTTCTCTGGTGCTGATAAAGACGATGCTGGTGGTTTGGGTCACGTAGATAACGCTTCTGGCGCTGAGTACACTGATCAAGCTGGTGCAACTGGCGGTGCAGTATTAGACGCTAACGGAGCAATTACAAGTGGTTTCACTTCAGGCGCTGGTCGTTTACCTGCTCAACAAGAATCAACTGATGGCTCTGAGGACATTAACGAAATGTCTTTCGCAATCGAGAAAGTATCCGTTACTGCTCGTAGCCGCGCATTGAAAGCTGAGTACACTTCAGAACTAGCACAGGATCTTAAAGCGATTCATGGTCTAGATGCTGAAACTGAGCTTGCTAATATGCTTTCTGCTGAATTGCTTGCTGAGATCAACCGTGAAGTTGTTCGTACTGTATACAACAACGCTTCTGCTGGTGCTCAAAGTGGTACTGCTGCTAAAGGTGTATTCAACCTTGACGTTGATTCAAACGGTCGCTGGTCAGTAGAGAAGTTCAAGGGTTTGATGTTCCAAATCGAGCGTGAAGCTAATGCAATTGCTAAAGCTACTCGTCGTGGTAAAGGCAACATCATCATCTGTTCATCTGACGTAGCTTCTGCTCTTCAAATGGCTGGTGTTCTTGACTACGCTCCTGCTATTGGTAACAAGCTATCTGTAGACGATTCTGGCAATACTTTTGCTGGTGTTCTTAACGGTCGATTCAAAGTATATATCGATCCATTCGCTGGTGCACAGTACTTAGTAGTTGGCTACAAAGGCTCTAATGCTTTTGATGCTGGTATCTTCTACTGCCCTTACGTTCCATTACAAATGGTTCGTGCAGTTGGCGAGAACAGCTTCCAATCTAAGATTGGTTTCAAGACTCGTTACGGCATGGTTGCTAACCCATTAACTACTGCTGGCGCAAACGGAAATGCTTACTACCGCAGAGTACACGTTACTAACTTGCTATAATAGTTAATAACAATAAGATTCGGGGTTAACCCGAGCATGATTAGGGGATCTTTCGAGATCCCCTTTTTTTGGTCTGTATAAATAGATATATACTAGAGGAATGAATCATATGGCACTAACAACTAACACAAACTTTTTGTCTCCAATTGAGTTCAAGCTTGTTCTCAAGAGGTTACCCAATGTTGAGTTTTTTGTAAAGTCGGCAAATGTTCCTGGTCTCTCATCTGGACATACAGACAGACCAACTCCATTTAAGACATTACATTTGCCTGGCGATAAGCTTCAGTATGAGGAATTTACAGTGAGTGTCATATGCGATGAAGACATGGTTGCGTTTAGAGAAGTATCTGCTTGGTTAGAAGCCATCACTTACCCTGAGAACTTTGCACAGTACGGTAGTCTAAACCCAAAAACGGTTGGGTCAGGTACCTCTACACTAAACAGTGATGGCACTGGAGTCAAATCAGACGGCTCTCTAATCATACTAAATAGTAATAAGAATGTCAATGTCACTCTTAAATTTTCTGATATGTTTCCAATTTCGGTAGGATCCATCTCTCTTGACACATCTGGCGCAGACGTGACACCACCAGTATTTGATATAACCTTTAAATATGAGAAGTATGATATAGTAGTCTGATTAAGTAACAATTTTATTATGGAGATTATGAATGAAGCTAGAAGATATATGCGAAGCATGGGAAAAAGACGGTCCCGTTGATACAATAAACATCACGAACGAGTCTGCCAACACACCAAAACTTCACAACAAGTACTTCAAGATATACATGGGCGAGGGATATATTCTTCGCAAGATGAAGGCTGACTACAAGAAGTTATTCAAGCTAAAAACTGAATACTACAGAGGCGAACTCGATGTCACTGAGTTAGCACAGTTTGGTTGGGAGCCTCAACCACTTAAAATTCTTAAACAAGACATTCCCTCATATCTAGAAGCTGATGACGATATCATTGAATCGTCTCTAAAGATTGGCGCACAAGAGCAGAAAGTTGGCTATCTTGAGTCTATTCTAAAGATGATTGGTAATCGTGGATTCCAGATAAAGAGTATAATAGATTGGGAACGATTCAGAACAGGTGCATAATTTATGAGCGATGAAGTGATTATAGAAGCAGTAGATAACGTCTATGTTAGGGTTCAAGCAGAACCTAGTATAAAGATGGAGTTGTCTGATCACTTTACATTCAAAGTACCTGGCGCAGAATTTATGCCGGCTTTTCGGAATAAAATGTGGGATGGTAAGGTGCGGTTGCTTAATGTAATGACTGGCATGATCTATCGTGGACTTGTACCATATATTCTGAAGTTTTGTAACTCAAGAGAGTATGAAGTCACAGTTGATAAAGGTGTTGTACCAAACAATGAAGTACAAGACACAGCAGGTTACGATTTAGCGAAAGAGTTTGAGACAGCATTCGTGCCTCGTGAGTATCAGAATGATGC